ATCTTCTGATGCAGCTATCGCAATGTCTGATGCAGATGGGCTACCATCACCCATTCTTAACCATCCTTGCGGATATTGAGCTAACATATATGAACTTCCACCTGGATCTACGATAGTCCATGGTGCTAAAGATGTTTGTGAAAATTGCACAAAGTCATCTTGGAAAGCCCATTCTTGAGGTGATGTTCCACCAGTTATTAAAGGTTGCTTGATACCACTAAATAAAGAAGTACCGTTAGCTTTACCTCGGACGTTTGTTACGCCGCTTGAAAAGTGTGTTGTCATAATATCAGCGCCTCCTAGCGCCAGTCATTCTTCCTAAGAAAAGAATAACCAATTTATGTTTAATTAATCTTAGTTAGTTATTTATATGATAGTTTTTAGTAGAGTGCAAGAGATCCTTAAGGAAAAGTACGATTTCAGCGATGTGGCGTTTATTTAAGTAGCCACAGAAACTTGGGGGGCAGAATTCCTGATTTTATTTTCTCTATCAGCAATCTTAGATTCCTCGAGTTTGATCTCAGTAATAATGGTTTTAATAGCATTATCAATTTCGACCATATCCAGAGTATATTTACCACTTTGTTCATACTCAGACTGCCACCTCAACTCCAAGGATCGTTTTTGTTTGTACAGGTCTTGTAACATCCACAACCTCCTCATAGGTTATTCTCTTTACGGGTCCATACATTCCCGTTGGGTCCCATTTTATATCCTTTTTTCCAATTTTGTCAAGGACTGCTTTTTCAATAGAATCAGCATTATCGTCTGCTAAAACTTCAAATCTAGCATGATGATCATAGGCCCAAATGTTTACGAGAAATTGTTTCATAAGTATTATGTCTTTATTGTTAAAATGAGGCGGTTTTTAGGCCGCCTCACTTTTTATTTTGTACTAGATATTACGCACCTTCAACACCGAAGATACCTCTAGGGTCTGATACGCCAAAAACGTATCTAGCTCTAGCTTTGTATCTAACGTTGCCAGTATCGAAATCTCCTTCCATTTTAGTAGTCAATGGGGATCTATCGAAGTGTTTCATACCATTTGGAACATCTGTAATAATGTACCAAGAGTCAGAATCTGTTAGGTAGTTGTTCACTCTATAACCTTGAGGAATCATACCCATAGATTTAACTGCATTGATATCATTGTCAGCAGTTCCTACTCTACCTTGAGATTTCATCAATCTCTCAGCAGTGAACTGTCCAGCAGATGGAACAATCATCTTCACGCCTCTAGCAGCAATTTTTAAACCTCTTTCATCAGTTAGCGCAGCAATATCAATTAATGCTTGCTCTAATGATGTTTCGTTTAAATCCGCTTGAGTAGTCAGGGTGTTTTTAAAAGACCCTGCCATCGTTGGGTGTGAAGCGTTAAACAATGAAACGTTATCTCCAGAATCAAAGTTATCTACAGTTGGTAGACCTTGATTCAACGGAAATGCCGCTTTCACTTGTTTAGTGTTTGCCATCGATCTTGCTAGTGCTTTTGTGTATCTAGAAGCAAGTTTGTCGTACAGGTTGTCTTCAATAGCTTCCTCAGTGATTGCGAAAGCGAGAGCAATTGTCTCGTTCGTATATCTTGCTGTGAAAGTTTCTTGCGCATCGTCATAAGAAACGCCTTGTCCTTCAGGCTTAACTTGTGCGTTTGCGAAACCTGACAACATAACTTCTTCTTCAAAAGCTCTGTCAGATGATTCAGTCGTGTATATTTCAGCAGACTGATTTTCGTATTGTTTGTATTCCAGGCCGAATAGTGCATTCAAACCTGGCTCTAGTTCTTTGACTAGCTGATTACGTGATATAGCCATTTTTTATGCTCCTATTATGTTAAAACAGCACCGTTGTAGTAAATTGATTCATTCAATCTAACTACCCAGTTGCTATTAGCAGAACCTGTATCGCTGTTATCTGGATCTTCTGATAAACGGACAATTCTCCATTGACCAGTTGCTCCTGTACTTGTCACTGCAGTCGAAATTTCTTCATTTGACTGACCAGACAAAGTAGACCCCGCAGCATACGTGTGAGTGTCGATTAGACATCCTGCAGCTGCTTGAGTTAGAGTTCCAGCGGTTTGTACCTCATATAATTGTTGAGGATTATCAAAACAATACGCGTTTATTTTCCCAGTAGTGATATTTACCGCTCCTGGGTAGTAAGCTTTCCATGTAGGCTTAGCAGTCGTTGGGTCAATGTAATCACAGCCATTGAAAACACCAAAGTTCAAAGTATCCTCAGCTGGAGGGGAAACAGAAATGTATCCCACTGCAACTGCGTTACCGTTTGCATCTGTTGCGGAACTGTTGTGGTTCCCCATCATGCAAAGGTCACCTTGGTAAATCGCTGACGTTGAATTGTCTGCGATTTGGTACTTTGAAGTACCTTGTGTTTCATAGCTAGATCCCATACCGCCAACAGCTTTAAAGCCGAATGGAGCGTCTTGGTTTGCCATGTTAGTTCTCCTTATGCAAATTACTTTCGTAATTTACGGGTTAATGTTAATTCGTTGGTTGATTAGTTAAAAAATTAACGTTTTCTACCACCGAAGGTTGTTCGAGACTGACGATCGATATCGATCGGCATGCTCTTATGCTCAGCCTTCATAAGATCGTTGTCTACTGCTTCGATCTGATCTTTCGCTAAACCTTTGAAATAATCAGCTCGCGCTTGCGCGATCTCTTCTGGCACCCTAGTAAGCACTAGGCCTCCGTGTCCGATCACCCCTGAATACTTGCCGTCTGGTATTGCTGGATAGTCATCTTCTGGATATTCATCGGCTCTTACTAACTCATACCCGGATCTTAAGCGTCCTTGTATGTTTTTCGTGTCGACGTATCCTAGAATCTCTACCCTGACCCATCTGTGTCTGAATCCATTTGGCGCGTTGGGTGTATCTAAATACGATGGTGGAGTCCAAACTTGTTTACGCTTTTGTTTTTCCCTAGTCTGGCTCGCACGGGAAGCTTTATTTGTTTCTGTTTTCATATGCTATTCTCCCTCCGTGAGTCTTAATTGTCTTGCATACTCTTCAAGTGGCACACGCAATTTTTTAGCGATTGCTACCTGTGATTGTGTGAGTTTCACAGTTTTGCGACCGGTCTTTGGACTACGCGTTGCAGATGCAACGTTTTGTGTAGGTTTACTGGTCTGTTGTTCTACCTTACCAAATTTATGAGGGAATTCAAGTCTTATTCTTTTATCAATTTCTTCATAATAAGAATCTGATTTTGGATCATACCCTTCTTCTTCAGTAAGCTTTCTATGTAGATCAAAAGCTGTGTAGGTCATGGCATTATCTTTGCCAAACCATTCATTTTGTTCCGCCCAATCCTCTGCTTTTGGATCTGGTGACGGGGTTGGTTGAGTTGGATATTCAGCTGCGGGTCCCTGTTTTCTTGTGTTTTCTTTAACAGTTTCCTCCATTTTCTGTCTGCTTTTGATTTCAGCTAACTTCCCTTGCTCATAACCTAATTGGGAAATAGCTGTTAAAGCTTCAACTTCAGCTTTTTTATCATCAGCTTCTCTAGAAGCAGCTAATTTAGCTTGAGCAGCTAAAAGAGAAGATTTTATTCTTCCTTCCATTTCTGCTGTGTAGTCTCTATCCATAGACACACTTTTTTTAGCTAAACTGTCTCTCTCATGCATAATACGTTTAGCATAAGAAACAGCTTCGTCTTTTTGTCTCTCAGCTTCACGCATTTTTCTGGTAAGTTTAGAAATACGTTTTTTAACGCCTTCACTATACTCTTCCATTTCTTTTTGCTGTTCTTTTGGTTGAGATTCTTCTTTTCTTACTTCTTCTTTTTTCTCTGGTTCGCTAGCTTGAACATCAGGCTGCTTATCAGATTCCGCAGGTGTATCAGCGGACTTGTCACTGTCTTGAGTAGTTTCTTCATTTTTTACTTCTCCTCCGTCAGCTTTTTTATCTAAATCAATTTCAGTATCTTTTTCGTTAGCTTCACCAACATCAATTAGATCTTCTTGTTTCTTTTCTTCTTCTGGCATAGTACCTCCCTATGATTATATTTCGTGGAATATATCTTCAGGGTTTTCCACGGTCGCTAGAACTTCATCATCATTCAAAAGTCTAACTTCACCCCCATCTATTTTAATTCTAGATCCGGCGTATCTAGCAAAAATAATCCAACTTCCCTTTTTACACCAAGGTCCGTCAGGATATCTTTTTGTATCTTTATATGCATCCGGTCCAACTGATAAAACAAGTCCACAAGTAGATGCCACTTGTGCACGTTCTACGACATCATCAGTTATGATGATCCCACCTTTAGTTTTTTCTTTCATTTTAAAAGGTAAAACTAAAAGTCTCCATCCAGTTGGTTTTGGTAATTTCGCTGATTCAGCTGTTAGATCTTTTTTCTTCTTTTCTTTTTCGACTCCGACCAATTCTTTATTTGGTAGAATCACCTTTGGTTTTGATACTGATAACTGTTCCGTCATTGTTTTTTTGCTCCTTTTTTTCTAGCAGGCTGGATATCTCCTGACTTAAATATTGATACGTTCGTATCTGTCCTAACATATATTGATATTTCTCCATATTGTCAACACTACCTGAAACCATAGCAGCGACAACATCATCATGACGCATCTTAATAATACGTCTAATTTTATCTACAAAGACAAAATCTTCCATTATTTTTTTCTCCTTTTTGTTTTTTTCTTCTTTTTAACTGGTTTACTTCCATAAGCTTCCGTCCACTCACGCGCAATCTTGGGCTCATTCTTCCAAAGATAACGTCTTTGTTTTTCTGATTTAAAGGGCACTTCTGTCGCCTCTATAATCTTTGATCGCTTCTAATTTCTCTTGGGCATCAGCAATTTTTTGAAACAACTTATCAAGTTCATCTATATGTTGTGGATGCTCTCCTATACCTACAGAATGATCTAAATAAATTTTAAGAGTTGCGTCTGCTTCTGATATTACTGCTTGATATCTGTCTTCTAAGGCATCTAATAATGCATTTCTCATTAAGACACTTTCTCTAAATTAGTTGCATTTAAACCTTTAGGTCCTTCCGCAACTTCAAAGGTTACTGCTTGACCTTCGTCAAGACGAGTTATTCCTGATTTTCTTAAAGCAGAGATATGTATAAAAACATCTTTTTCTTTATCATCTCTAGCAATAAACCCAAAACCTTTGGTGCTATTAAACCATTTTATTTTGCCTTTGATACTCATTAAGATGCTTTTCTTTCTCTCGCCATTTTTTTAAATGTTTTAGCTAATGCTTTAGCTCTTCCAGTACATCCCGGTTTTGTAATCGGGGTACACTTACCTTTAGTTCCACGTTTTTTAATCGATTTATTTACGCCTTGAATCCAATTTTTAGCCATTACTTTAACTCTTTAACTATTCTTTTTTTCTCTTCTCTTAAATTTCTTTTGCCTTTTCTTGAATAACCTCTTTCAGCGTCTACACGACCAAGTTCTTCTAAACGATTTGCTCGTCTAGTATTACGTCTTTCTTTACCGTGTCCTTTTCTAGAAATATCACCCATATTATTTATTTATTTTTTGGTTAGGACGTTTGCCCCATTTTCCATAAGACTCGTCTCTTCTATCCTTCATAGATTGCTTCTTAGAAGATTCTTTACCTCTTCTCATTCCTAAAGACTCATCTTCTCTATCTTTGTAACCTTGTTTTTTAGCTTTGCCACCTTTTTTCATTCCTTTAGCATAAGGAAATCTGACATCGCTTCTTACACCGTTTTGTCTCATTTTTTTCTCCCTTTGTTCATTAGAGCTCTACCAAAACCACGTTTTGCAGCTCCCGTAACTCTACCACCTTTTGCTCTCCAAACTCTACCTGCTCCTGGATTTGGTGTGTATGTTACAGCATTTGGATTTATAACATCTGTAACTTTATTTGCAACTCCTGATATTTCTCCAGGACCTGCCCATCTGTTGTTTGCAATTTTTCCTTTAAATCTAGATTGAAAATTAGATCCAGTATTTACTGGTTTCATTACTGGTTTAATTACGCTTGTAACGTCGTCAACCGTTTTTCTTAAACCGCTTCCTCTTCCGCTATCAACATTTGCTGCATTCACTCCTTTTCCTCTCATAAGAGCTGCGGCTCCTAAACCAGCGGCTAGAGCACCTAAAATTTTTCTATTTCTTCTTCTCGATTTTTTTGACATTATTTTTTACCATTCCTAAATATTTGTGTTCCCTTTATACCAAATATACTGGCACATACAAGTATCCATAAATTAGTGAACCATGAAGGTAACGCCTGGAAATGATCAAAGAACATCTTTATCTTATCCATAGCTGCCGGATCGTCCGACCATACCCCATATGCGAGCACCAAAATGGGCAACGTGAGAATTAATAAAACGACCTCGTCCTTGTAGTCGTTTTGACGGGCTTCTAACAATTTGCCCTGATAAGCTTCCTCACCGCGAGCTTGTCGTTCTGCGTGCAATACCTGTGCATCAGACATTGCTATTTTTGCCTTCTGCTTGTTAGCATAAATTTTACTTCCAGCAGAAACGGCTAATTTAATTGCCGATAACCACATACTAATACCAAGTTGCTTTTCTTTTCTTAGAAGCCAATACTGCGCCTTCACCTTGAACGTTAACTTTTGTACCTTTGTCTATTTTTTGACCAGGCGTAAAGTCATTAGTTACAATGTTAGCTCTAGGATCTTGTCCTACACTATCAGCTGGCACTTTGTATTTTTTGCCACCTTCTGGATATCCTACTTCTGTTTTTGCCATATTTTTCTCCTTATTACTTGTTATACTATCTTCTAGGACCTTTCAAGATCTTAACGTCTCTTTGTTTCATTCTATCTTGTTTCATTTTAGCATCCTGAGACATAGCCTGTTTAACTAAAGATGTTTCTGATCTTAACTCAGCCAAGTCCTGATTCTGCTCTAGTTTCTCGTCAAACTGTTGTTGACCCATTAATTGCTTAGATTTATCTAAATTAATCTTTTCTTGGTCTTGTTCTCTCTTTTTCTCATTATCCATAGCTCTTAAATCTAGTTCTCTTGCTTTTAATTTAGCAATTGGGTCATTTCCGAACTGACCCATGATTTTCATCTCTTCATCTTTAAATTCTTGCATCATTTCAGCAATTAAACCTGCTTTTCTAGCTTCAACCTTCATAGAAATTTCCATTATTTGTTGTTGAAACTGTGGATTCTGTTGCATTTGAGGATTTTGCTGTGCCATTTGTTGCATTTGCTGTAATTGCATCATTTCTTCTCTAAATTCAACTTCAACTTGCTCTTGAGCCATCATAGAAATGTGTTCAAAGCAGTTTTTTTCTAAAGCACCTAAAATCATCGGGTTATTTCGAGCTAAATTGCTTGCCATAAAATTTAAATGCGAAGTTATGTGTGCTTGATGGTTCTGTCCTTTAAAAGCTTGGAAAGGTTTGTTAGATAAAGCCATAATATTCTCTACTGCAGGGTCTAAAGGAGTTGGTTGCGGTGGAGGAGGTAAAATTTTATCAATTTCTTTCACTCCAATTGCACTATACATCGAATAAAATGCTTCATATAAATTATGCATCTGTGGATTAGACATTGCTAATTGTAATTCTGTTTGCGCCATAGAAATTCTTTGAGATTGAGAAAAAATATTTGGATCTGCAACAGGAATAATATCTACTTTGTCATCAAAATCTGAAACTTTTACATTTCTTGCTGCACCAACTACATCATAAGGATACTCTGGTGGTAAGTATTGTTTAAATACGTTTGCTAATAAATTAAATTCTTGCTTAAGCGCCACAAACAACCTTTTATGGATGGCTGACATGACTCTTGAACCACGTTCTAAGAGAGCAATGGTCGTTCCAACAGCGGCCTGTTGGTTGCCGTCTCCGACCTGCATGTCAGCTATGGCGGCAAATCTCTGTCCTGCTTGGACAACAGTTCCCATCAACTGTAATAAAGTCTGTGATGGTTCTTTGAAAGGTAAAGTCATAAAAGCGTCCTTGATGTTTCCACCTGGTGCATCTACATCTCTAAATTCGCCGGGCTGAATAGCCTGTGCTTCGTCTCTTACACGTATTCCACGTTGTTTAAAACCTGCGGGAAGATTACTTAAAGTTCCTGCATCTAATAATTGACGGAGAGCAGTCGTTGCTGTTCTTGATAAACCGCCGATCATATGAATTAATCCAAAACCATAAAAGCCCATTCCAGGTAAAAATCTGAAATGAACAAAATATTGTATTTTGTTTCTTAATTGGTCATCTTGTTTGTAGTTTCTTCTAATGGACAACACTTCTCTTGATCCTTCTTCGATCGTCACAATGTAAGGAAGTTTAATTCCTGTAGGTTCTCCATCTCTCATGTCTTCAAATCCTTCAATGTCTAAATTAACATGACACTCAAGAAGAGTGAAAACATCTTCATCTCTTGTTTTTTTAATTCCTTCAAGAGATCTTTCTTTTTTTTCAACTTCAGTTTCTTGATCGTAACCTGGTTTTAATTCTATATCTCTATAGAAACCATTTACTTGTTGTTTTCTTAAATCATTTTCTGACATTTTAATGACATGTATAACCGCCTCCGCATCAGCTAATGAGGTAGCTGTATACGGGACAATTAAATCGTCAGCTTGTATAAATTTAGATACAGCTCTTCCTAAAAGTTCATCGTAATAAACTTTTTTAAAAGCTGATCCTGCTAACGGTAAGTAAAAGAGCATTTGATCGAACTCTGGTTCGTACTCTTTCATAACATCCATGAGTTGATAGTTCATGAAATTTTTAACACGATTAGACTGTTCTTCTTTTTGTCTACTCGGTCTTCCTAAAATCTGAGTTCTAACTGGACCCATTGATGGAAGTAATTCTTTATAAGCTTGCGCTTGAAATTGTGTTACCGCTTCTGCAAGAACTGGGTGAGTTGCACCACTTGCTCCTTGAAACGGTTGAGTTGGATTTACATATTTAAATCCTAATAAATCTAAACCTTTGGTATAAGTATCTTCCCACTCTTTACGAGAAGTTTTATACTGCATATAATTTTCATTTAAATTTGAACCGATTGGTCCTAAGACTTCGTCTGGAAGTAATTCTGCTAAATTAGCAAAATGATCTTGAGTAACTTGTTGTTCAGACATTGGATCGAAATTAACTTCCGCTCCACCTTCTTCATCCATAATAACTTCAGCACCATCTGGACCTACTTCAGTCTCTTTCTGTTCTTCCGTTACAACGATTTCTTCAGGTGCTACGATTTCTTGGTCTACGTTCGGTAGAGCCTTGTCGATACTGTTTCTGTCTGCCATTTATATTCTCCGATTTTAACACACTTTTAACTTGTTTTAAAGGGACATTCAACCCTTGTGGATTGGGCCCTTCTAAAGGTGGAATAGCATCCCACCTCACGTGTGGCATATTTTTAACTAAGGTTTTGTTGCTCATTTACATCTGCTGCCACTTCCTCATCGACAGCTAAGGGTTGTCCTTCCAATGTTTCGATCAACATTCCTTTCATTTGATCCTCATTTGTCAGATAAGTTGTTGGATCATCATTTCTGAACTGTTTAACCAACGATATAGGTTTAAGAGGTTTTTTAATCATTATACCGCCAATATCCCTGCGAGACCGCCATTCTTAAGTTCACTTGGTAAAGCTCCACTCATTAACATGTCATGTATACTTATACCCATAACAGGACTTTCTTTAAAAGAAAGAGCTAAATCGATAAAGTCTTGTCGACTTCCACCTCTTCTAGCAAGATCTATAAAGGCTTGTCGTTTTGATCCTGCATAACCACCTGGATGAACTACTCGTCCTCTTCTTGGTGTCTGCATCACATCAGCTAAGCCGCCATCAGCATAACCTAAGTTTCTTATAACTTCTAAAACTTCTTCCCAATTTTTACCTTTAATTAATTCCACATCAATACCGTAATGGTCAGCAATCATTTGATGATTAACTTTTGAAGAAGTTGGATTCCATTTTTTTGGAACTACTTTAGGTGTCCAACCCATAAAAGCTTTGCTAGAACCAGTGATCCCTGGAGCCTGAGTCGGCATTACTGGATATAAAGCTTTGTTAAGTTTTTCCATATTCAGTGTTAAAGCTTTAAGTTGAATATCGTTTAATTTACCTTCGGTTGCATAACCCATAGCATCTTCAATAGCGCTGATTGCTCTACCACTCGCTGCGCCTGTAGCAGCTTCTTTCTCGATTCCTGCTACCGGGCCCTGGAACAAAGGATTCTTAGTAGGACCTTTTCCTAAAAAACTAATATTAGATCGAGTTCCAGTAAACTTACTTTGATTGGCTCCAATACTTTGAGCCAATTTTATTAAATTCTGTAATATAAATTTTCTAGCCATAATACTTTATCTTCGTCCTCTCAATTTTTTCATCCCTATAATCTTGAGGGTGAGTTATAAACATTCCCCCTCTTAAACGCATGATTGCTTGGGTAGTACTATCAACATAGTCGTCATGATCGCCATGCGGGAAGGATGCGCACTCTTCCACTACTTCCTGGGCAAAATGTTCATGCATCGGGGCCCAAATCTTCCCAGCTTCAAAAAGCGGAGAAATAGAATTTACTCTAACATGTTTATCATTTCCTTTTGACGGCGTAAAGTTAATAACTGGGATTCCCATATTTCTAAGTTCGTGAGTTAGAGGGATTCCTGATGCCTTGGCCTCGATTAAAACAATATCAGGACGATGATGTAGATATTCTTCATGGGCTAAGCGTCTTAATTCTGGAAATTCATATCGACCTTTAAATGCATCTAGTAAAATTGCATTTTGACCACTATCCTCTGTATTAAATACGCCCCAGGTAGTAATAGCTGAATAGTCGGCAGATTCCTTTTTCAAGAAAGCTGTATCATAGCTTTGAATAATAAAATCACATTTAGGAGGTTGTTCATGCTTCCAATCTCTCCACCAGTCCCTTTTAATAAGGGCTCCTTCTTCAGCTGTTGGAGTTTGCATATATTGAGCATTCCACTTACCAACACTAATAGAAGCTTTCACAGTTTCTAATTCATCTAGGTTCCAGTACTCTGGCCAGACAGGTTTATTGTTAGGTAGGATAGCTGGAAATTCTACAATGTCCCATTGATCACTTTTTACTTCTCCCTGAGCCTTGAGTAGTGTACCCGTTAGATCTCTTGTAGACCAACGTGTCATAACTAAAATGATCCGGCCTCCGGGCTGAAGTCTTTGTCTAGGTCCAGCTGTGTACCATTCATATGCTTTATCAAAAGATTCTTTACTCGATAAATCTTTTTCTTTATGTGGATCGTCAATGATTAATAAATCAGCACCACGACCCGTCATGGCACCTCCAACCCCAACCGCAAAGTATTCACCTCCTTGTGAGGTTTCCCATCTTCCTGCAGCTTTAGAATCTTCTTGAAGGGTTGTATCAAAAATTTGTTGATATTCTGGAGAATCAATAACATGCTTAGCTTTACGACCAAATCGTATAGCAAGTTCAGCTGTGTGAGTAGCTTGAATTATTTTTAATTTTGGATTTTTTCCAATCATCCAAGCCGGTAGGTAGTTAGATGCAAATTCAGATTTAGTATGTCTAGGTGGCATATTTACAATGAGTCTCTTAATTTTACCACTAGCGATATCATTAAATTTTTGCGCAATAATTTTATGATGTTCTCCACTAATAAATTCTGGCCAAATATATTTTATAAATTCCATAAAGTCAGAATTAACTTTATTTTTAGTTTCTAAGAGATCTGCTTTTAGATAAGCTTTTAAATATTCTTTTTGTTCGTCTACTGGTAATTTTTTTATAAAATTTATGTCGTCAATCATTATATGAAACCATTTGTAAAAGTATTACCATGAGAGTCCAAATTAAGCAATAAAGGGTAGAGTTGGGACCCCTTTTTCCTTAAAACCGGGGTGGGCCCTCCCGATTCGATCCAATTCGTCCCGGAGCCTGGTACCTCTATCGATATGGGTGGGCCCTCCCGATGACAGCGCCGTTAGGCGCTGTCCGGGTAGGTATTAGCTAGCCCAAGTCTTAAGTGCTTGCTTCTTAATTAGTATTGCCGGCCCAACAACAAAGTCATTACGACCTGTAATATAGTTGTCATTGTCGAACGTTGCTCTCCACAATGCCGTTGCTTCAGGGTTCAATGGCAAGCCTGTTAACTTGCCCTCCTCATTGACAATAAGGTAATCTCCATTAGGGAAACTAATCCCCTCAACATAACCACCAACAAACTCTTGCGCTTGTTTAAGTGATGGCTCATCTTTTACATCATCAATGATTTTAAACTCTGATGCTTTTGTATTTATGTCTGTCATTATGCTACCCTCCTTTTATAAACTTCTACTTGTTCTAAAACCATACTATCATTCTTAATACTTTGATCTTTTGTTTCATTAAAGTATTTCAAAGCATTAACCGCAAATTGTTTAGATAGTTCATCATAATGTAGATCATCTAGTTTGTTTATTAGATCCTCAATTGATCTAAAGTTAGTATGATACCAACTACTATTTACAGTAACTGTTTCACGATCTATTTTTTTAAGTTCTTTAATGATAGTTTTAATATCACTACTCAATCGTGAGTCCCGTTCGACTTTGGTAATTTCTTGAACATCATCATGAAATTTCCACCATCCACCTTTTGTCATTTTTTCTCCTTTATTATTAAGTTAAACATACATAGGATTTTAAGGGAGAAATAATTAAATGTCAATCATTAAAGAAAAAAATAAAAGGGCTCGGGCCCCGCCCGAGCCCGGGATTCGGGTGGGGAATGAATATAGTATTTTTTTAGGGTGGGCCCTCCCTTTAGGGTGGGCCCGCCCTGTTGCCTTTTTGCAACTGTGATATTTTTGCAACAGTGATATTTCTGCAACTGCGACACTATGTCCTATAATATCCTACATATATAGTTTGACACAATATCTAGTAGGTTGGGCGATCTCTCGCCCAACCAATGTTTAACTCCTATGGAGTTATTCTTTAATTTATCACAGTATTAATGTGATTTACTTCAATAGTTGGTTGCTCGTTAAATTCCCAACTATGAGAAGCTGTACGATATTGTGGACTACCAAACTTTTCAGTTGCCCAAATATCAAGATAGTTAAAACAAGGGTGTCCTTTCTTCGCTACAAACTCACCTCTTGCAACATCATCTAATTGTCCTTTTCTCTCAATTACTTCACCATATTTTGTGGCATAGTATTTGATATAAAAGATTGCGTCTTTTTCTTTTGTCATACTTTCGCCTTTCTTTAAGTTAAACATAATAGGAGTATATATTAATTAATAGGAGTTGTCAATACCTTAAAGTTGATTAAATGTATAATTACTATCCTCAAATTGTTGCTCGGTTATGTCCCTTTGTTCACCAGTACATATATTATAAAAGTAATGTCTAGCTTCGTTTTCCTCTTGTTGCCAACTCCACCTATATCTTTTTACCCACGCATTTTCTTCTGTTAGTTTTTTTGGGTGAGTTATTCTTCCAAAATGATCTATTGCTCTATTCCCATATTCTTGAAACCAATCGTTTTGACAATTCAAAGAACAAAAATTTCCATTTCCATAGTAAAAACTACTTCTTCTTCTAGTTTGATTTGTCTTATTTCCCTGACTACCTTTTAATCTGTCCTGTGTTTGATAAGTATGGCAAAGTGGGGATTGACAATATTTTAAATTACTCATATTTTTGTAATTCCTCTCTAGCTTGTTTAAATGTGTATTTTATTTGATTTAATCTTTCTTGTTTTTTTAATTTCTTTTTAGCCCTATAATCTAGCCAAATAAAATAGGTGCTAGAAATACTAGCACCTAAAATTATAAGAATTAAGTCCTCAATCATTAAAAGGGCATTTCTTCTTCACTTGGTTTTTTAACGTCAGGGTGTTCTTCATAATAAGTTCCATTTTCAATAGATTTATTATGCTCACCAATAACTTTATTCAAAATAGTTTCACTATCACTCGCAATATAATAGTGCTTGTCAGTTCTTTCATCTTTCGCCAGTTCTTCAAGACAAACTTTTAACTTTAAAGCTTGGTCAAATGTATCGGCAACTTTTGATAAAGTTCGGCTTTCGCTAGTTTCACTAAAAGTGATAACTTCAACAACAAGCCATTTCTTTTTAGGTGTCATACTTTCTCCTTTTATTAAGTTAAACATAATGGGAGTTTAACATAAACTCCCATAGATGTCAATAGCTTAATTTACCGATTGTTGCCCTTGTTGTTTTTCATACAACAATCTTGCCTTTATTTTATCTTCTCTTGATACATTTTTATTCTTCATACCTTTTATTCTTTCAGCAAGATTTTTAGGATTATAGATTACAAGCCCAGTAGAGTTAGTCCTGATTATTTCAGCTTCATTGACCGACAAGCCAAGTTCAGTACATAACTCAATCGCCTCATCAAGATAGTCATAACCTTTTAGACCAATTTTAACTTCTTTCATCTGATCTAAAATAGACTTAATCCATTTATAGTGTGCCATTATTAATTGACCTTTGGCTTGTTGCCACATTTCAAATGTTTTAAATTCTTCTCTTGAAACTGCAATCTGCCTATCACGACAATATTCTCTACCAATTAAGTCTAACTCATATTCCTTATCCCATTTATCAGCATAAGAAGTTAAGTTATTATTACCACTTATTGTTCCAAGATATTTGTCGTTTGCGTCTTGGTACTTTGTCCAATGTGGATTGTTGTCCTTGCCCTCCATTTCAATCGTAATATCAGGGTTGCAATCATCTTGGGCTTTTAACTCATCACGAAAATAAGCATACCCAAAATCCCTACTATTAGGTTTATAGTTTTGGCTATCTTGTCTATCAACATTATCCAAGTCGCCATTTAAACGAAAGTCAAAATGTTTTGAGATATATTTATCTTCTTCATCTGCCTCGTCAGGTTTCCCCATATATCCAAAATGAAAACAACTATCTTTCGCAATAGTATTTACGTTGGGATATTTGTCTTGAAGATAATGTGCAAGTTCAACATCTTTTTTAGGATATTGTCTTTCAACACATTGTTGGGCAAGTTGCCAAGTGTTATCTTGAACAGATTTAAAATTTTCCCTTGCCTGAAAAAATTTTTCTTTCTCTTGCGTATCTTCTTGTTCAAGATGTACTCGCATACGATTTGCGATCTTATTTCGCTTTTCTGCGTTTAGTCTTTCTCGTCTTACTTTTCTAGTCATATTTTACCTCTTTCTTTATTCTAGGATATTATGTGAATTAATTTTTATTGTCAATATTTTTTTTCCTTTTTTTTAGGGTGGGCCCTCCCATTAGGGTGGGCCCTCCCAGTGGGCTTCACGCATAAGTTGAAAATAAATTAATTTTTTATTTGACAAATCCTATAATATCTTATAGTGTTCAAGCTACTATTACTGCTTTAGTCTATAGAACTATTGTGGGAAGAGTGGGACAATTTCTGGTTGTGAAGTACTTTAAGCTTGCTTCAAATTACCAACGACCAGAACTGATCCCTGATCCATTGGCAACTAGAATTGGTGTCACTGTCAATGGATCTGGGATCAGTCTAGGTGACGCCCCACAGAAATTAAAGGGCTATATCATGGGTCGCGATAACAGTGCTGTTATGGTCCGGTAAGGTTGCAAACTGAAAGGCCCGCCCACGAGTCACTAGTACTGGTCCAGGATCAGCACGGAACGAGAGATATCTCGTAGCAATAGGCCAGAACAGCATCGCGGTTCGGTATTGCCTGATCTGAAAAAAAATAAAAGAAAATCAACAAGCGCACAAGCTCTCAAGCGGGTGGGCCCGCCCAATAAGATTCAAGTATAAGTTGAAAAAAAATAATTTTTTTGTTGACGCTGCCCTTGCATCTGGGATATACTGGGACCATATAAAGGAGAATAAAATATGAGTACTAGAAGTAACATAGCAATAGAAGACCCAAAGACTAAGAAGGTTAAAGTAATATATGTTCACTCTGATGGGTATCCATACGGCGTTGGTCATTGCCTAGTTGATAACTATAATAGTTATGACTTAGCAAAAGAACTATTTCAATATGGCGACGCCAGCTATCTGGACGAGACCATTGATCAATGTAGTTTCTATGGTCGAGACTGGGAAAGAAAGATAGATAAAGCCAGAACCTATAGAGACGAGTGGATGTATATGTACAATATGCGCGGAGAGCCCATGATTGAATATATTTATATATTTAAAAGTGGTCGATGGTTTGTTTCAACTTCAAAATATATCAAAGAAGAGAAACTAGACCACCCTTACGATGGCGGGATCTGGTATTATTCTGAGTTTGAGCCTGTTATTACAAACAAGGAATATATCAAATATAAAGGTAAACACGAGAAACACGCTGAAGTTAAAATGATCGGTCAAATAGGAAAGCTCTTGAGTGGTGCTGGCTTTAAAGATGATGATGTAATGGTTCAAGGCGGCAAAGTTAAAAAGGCAAACTAAATGAATAAAAAAACTGTCATATGGAATACCGGGAGCGCGGCCGCGCGCTTCCGGTCCCAGAATAAAAAAAACAAAAAAAGGAACCAGGGTTCAAGCTCTCAAGCGGGTGGGCCCTCCCATAAAGACCCCTTTGGTTTTAATAAAGCAATCAATTGGGAGAAGCTGGACGATCCGGAAACTTTAAAAGAACTAGAAAAAATTTTAGATAGAAATGGGTTTTAACTCTCAAGCGCTCAAGCTCTCAAGCTTGACAGGTCCCAAGCGATAGGATATTCTGGGAACCAGAAAGGAAAAAAATTATGTTAAAAAAAGAAGCTAAAAAGATAACCGGGGGCCTGAGTGCTCCATCGAAAATGCCTGGACCGGCGTTTAACCTGCCAGCTCAGGCTTGCATTACAGGATCCAAACTGGTGAAGGTGCCGGGCTCAGTGTGCCATGGCTGCTACGCTTTAAAGGGCCGTTATCGATTCCCAAATGTTAAAGAAGCTCTTCAACGCCGGCTGGCTGCACTCATGGACCCCAGATGGGTAGACGCCATGGTGGTGCTAATTGATAAAGAACCGTTTTTTAGATGGCACGACTCAGGGGACCTTCAGAGCGTACAGCATTTAAAAAATATATTCGAAGTATGTAACAGGACGCCGGGGACCCAGCACTGGTTGCCCACGCGCGAAGTTAAATTTTTACCATTAAATTTTGATGCTATACCTAAAAATTTAATAATTAGATTATCAGGTCATAAAATAGATAAGGACGCCGCCAGCTTCTGGCCGTGGACCTCTACTGTGGTGACCGCGGGAAGGACCTGCCCGGCGCCTGATCAAAATAACGAATGCAAAGATTGCCGGGCTTGCTGGTCCAGGGACACAGCCAACATTGCATATGGCAAACACTAAAGGCCACTTTAGAATGATTCTAAAGTGCGATTTTTATTCTCCAAGGGTGGGCCCTCCCAGGGGCCAAGCTCTCAAGCGTACAAGCGCCCAAGCTTACAAGCTTTCAAGCTTCCTGATACAGGAGGCCAGGCCACAAGCTAAGGGCTCAAGCTTAGTTCCTAACTTAACGAGTTCCAGGATTCTGGAGCCAGGGTACAAGCGCACAAGCTTATCCAGGGCACAAGCTACCAGGATATAGGAATTTCTGGGATGCTTAATGTGAAAAGATATTTGGTGCGGGGAACAGCGCACCAAATAGGGTTTTTTAGGGGTGGTCGCTTTTAATTCAAGTGTGAAAAAGTTGCCGCTAGGAGGGTAGCCCAGAAGATCAGGAGTACCGAATAAAGCCCAATTTTCAAGCCTTGTCCACGAAATATTTTTAGATTCATTTTTTAATTTCTTCCAAAGTTGTCTCTCTAACATAGGTGGTCTAACCGCCCCTAGAGAGGGTTATAGTTTTCCAATTATTTTACTCATACGCGCTCTTTCTGGTTCGGCTACGAGTACTAATCTATGCGACTCTCTATCACCAATAACTCTGTTTTCTAGAAGATTAATCTCCCTAATATCCATCATCTGGCCATTAGGTAATTGAATCTGAACCCTTGCGTTGCCGCTAGTAGGGCTTTCAAAAAACTTATCCAAAGCTTGTCTGAATGATTTTCCGTTTATCATTAGTATTGAATATATACAATAACTATTATATTATGCAATATTATGCCAGGACCTAAAAAGCAGCTAACACCCATGCAAATGAAATTTGCCCAACTCATAGTCTATGGAGTGGACGGGAATCCTATAACTAAAACAGAGGCAGCCAAACTGGCTGGCTATTCTGACGCTGCCAACGAAGGGTCAAAGATGACTAACCCAATTAAATACCCTCTTGTCTGTGCTTACATTAGTAATCTTAGAGATGAAGTAAGGGAAAAATATGGCATAAGCTTTGAAGGACACCTGGAAGAACTAGGTAAAATTAGAGACAGAGCCAAAAAAGACAGTAAGAATCTAGCGGCTGCGGCTACTACGGAAATTGCTAGAGGTAAGGCGGCTGGTTTCTATATTGACCAGAAGATAATAAGACACGGCAATATTGATGATCTCAATCTCGATCAACTCTATGAAAGAATGAAAACAATCAAAGAGAAGAACGAGAAAGTGATAGAAGCTAAGGAGCTTCTGACTAAAGACTAATTATCTTTTCTTTTTCTTTTTTTTCTTAGTCTTAGCTTTTTTCTTTTTCTTCTTTTTCTTTGGCATATTTATCTCCTTTCCTATACGTCTCTCTTTTCTGATTTCAATACACACCCCATAGGTATAATGTTTCTATCTGAAAACACTTCCTCTTTGGTATCGAAACTACTAAAGGTCCATACAAACTTTTTAGTTTTTTTATATATGTAAGCAAAGGTAACCATCTTTGCACATTCAAACTTATCAAACTCATCAGCACTAGCATGCCCGGCATCACCCGTGATATCCAACCACGTTATTTTGTAGAAATAATATTTCTTCTTATTTATGACTATGTGTTTATATTTAGACTTTTTCCTTTTCATAACTACTGTATACTCCCCCTACTATAAAATAAAAATAAGAAAGAGTGAATCATGTGCGCGCGACCCTTAAGTTGTTGGTATTGCTAGCTTTTTGAGCATTTTTTATAAAATTGTATCTTTTGTAACCAATTGTATCCTGCTCTAAGATACAAATTTGAGCGAATAAGTGTTGGTATACAACAATTCTAGAATTTGTACCAATTGTAACCACTTTTTAAAAATATTTTTTTTTATTTTTTATTTT